ATCCGATTATGTGCTACGATCAATGAATTAGTTGAACTTAAGGATAAATGTTCCAAACTTCTTAAGTCGGACAATTTCATTTACAGATAATGCTGGTTTAGCTATCTGGTGAAAGCACCCGACTCATAATCGGATATAGGCGAGTTCGATCCTCGCAACCAGCACTTGACAGTCCCTAGAGCACCTGCTATAATACTGTCATACCACGGGGATGTGGTGGAAGTGGTAGACACACCAGACTTAAAATCTGTTGGGAGCAATCCCGTGGGGGTTCAAGTCCCCCCGTCCCTATTTCTCACTAAATACAGTGTAGTGGGAAAAGTAATGAAATACACACTTTCTCAAGCATATTGTTTTTATATGGGTGAGGTTGTTCGTATGTATTTCATTCAAGGTCTTCCTTATACGTTTGACGAACTTCCTCAACTTATACAAGACCATCCATCAGTTCAAACAGAAGCTCTTTCTCATCGTGATTATGATGATGAAGATTTGTATGTTTATTCCAATTATTTAATAATGGAAGAAATGCATCCATTGATGTTTGACATAGAAGTAGAAAATCCAGAATTATTGCCTAAAGATGATTGACAAATTTTGTGAATACTTTGAGGGTAATTTTAATAATTGTATGCAAGCAATGTCTCATCCTACAAAGTTTGCTATGATTGAGATGATTCACGAAAAAATTGGTAAAAACCAGTTTCGCTGTACTCAACAATATTATGTTGATAAACGAGCGTATCGTAAATCAGTTATTGAGGTCATTCCTCAAGAGTCAACACTTCTTGTGAAAAATTACAAAGAAGAAAACGACTTGACATATCTCTCTGGATGTGATATACTATTTGAGTTGATAGGTGATGAATTTCACGGCAAAAATCTCTGTAAAGAATGTCTTGTCTCCTGGTCGGGAAAAGAAACCTATCTACAAACACAAAGTATTCTCGGAAACGGTTACTATCACGTAATTGACAAGGGATACGATATAAATACCGACGAACATGTTTGGGGTTCCTTTAATGGGAATTTCCAGTTCGTCAAATGCCCTAATAGCTCAGCTGGATAGAGCAACGGTTTTGTAAACCGTAGGTCGTTGGTTCAAGTCCGACTTGGGGCTCTCCGTGTGAAGGAAGTCAAATCACACCTAAGGTTCGCCTTGGGTTTTTTTGTATAAATAACTCAGAAGAAATAACCATAGTTACGGGTAACTGAGTAATGCCATTAACGAGATTAGATAATCTACTTTCAAGTAAGACTGGTAAGTATCTTTATGTTTCTCCTGACGACTTTAATGCTACAGATGCGTTAGACAACAGAGGAAATTCACCAACAAGACCATTCGTAAGCATTCAGAGAGCTTTTCTTGAAGTAGCAAGATTCTCGTATCTCCCAGGAATTGACAATGATCGTTTCGATCAATTTACGATCATGTTGTCTCCTGGTGTACACCACATTGACAACCGCCCAGGCATAGAAAACGTAGCAGATCTACCTGTTTTTCAGTATAATCAAGCACTTGGCGAGTGGGAAACAAACAGCAATGTAAGTTTTAATCTAAGCGATCCAAATAACATTCTTTATAAATTTAATGGACGTGATGGTGGTGCTACAATTCCTAGAGGTACATCTCTTGTAGGTATGGATTTGCGTAGAACTCAACTACGTCCACTTTATGTTCCTGATCCTGCGGACAAAGATGTTCCTCGTTGTGCCTTATTTAATGTAACTGGTGGTTGTTATTTCTGGCAGTTCACTATTCAGGATGGAGATCTTTCTTCTAATTCTCCTCTTTACGATGCCACTGCTGGTATTGGTAAAGTTTACACTCAACCAAACGACACTGTAACTAAACTCGTTCCTGAGTTTTCACACCACAAGATTACAAACTTTGTTTTTGCTGATAGACAGGATCTTGGTCTTCTTTACAGAAAGATTTCTCACGTATTCAGCGATTTCCAACCACCTATTGATGATGTATATGTAGAGGGTCAAACTCTTCCTGTAACAGAATATTGGTCTTCCACCACTACTTATACTGCTGGGGATAAAGTTCTTTATAATGGTCAAGCATATCAAGCTTCCTCATCTTCAACAAATTCAGTTCCATCAACAAATCCAAATAAATGGACGTTGATGGTTATTCGTAATAGAGAATTTGATTTTAGAGTACAAGAAAATAGAATTGTTGGTCCTCTACAGGATGCTATTCGTCTTGATGAGGTAAGAATTGATGATTCTTCTCCTGCTGGTGTTGCTACATTAACGGTACGCACGAAAATTAATCATGGATTTTTTCCTGGTCAATATGTTGCTATTACTAATAATGGTTTAAATGATACTCTAAATGGAGTATTTCAGGTATTCAGCATCAGTCCAACAGACCCCAAAGTATTTACTTATAGAGTACCAGCGACCGCCACTGGATTGGGTCTTGTTAGTGGCACAACTTACACTGCTGCTTCATCCCCTGCTCTTGACACCAATGCTACCGTACAGGCGGAGGTGGATAGCGTAGAATCAGCATCACCATACGTCTTCAACGTTTCGATTCGTTCGACTTGGGGTATTTGTGGTATCTGGGCAGATGGTAAGAAAGCCACTGGTTTCAAATCCATGGTTATCGCTCAGTACACTGGTGTTTCTCTACAGAAAGACGATCGTGCGTTTATTCGCTACGATGAGTTCAGCAACACATGGAATCAGGCACCTCTAACTGATGCGTTTGCTACAACTCCTTATCACATCAAGGGTGACGCATACTGGAAAGACGATTGGAGAAACTTCCACGTTAAGGCATCTGATGACTCCTTCATTCAGTGCGTTTCGATCTTCGCTGTAGGTTTTGCTGATCACTTCCTAATGGAGTCTGGTGGTGATATGTCTATCACCAACTCAAACTCGAACTTTGGTAATACCTCACTCCATGCTATTGGTTACAAAGGATTTGCTTTCAACCAAGATAAAGGTGGATATGTTACGGATATTATCCCACCAAAATCACTGTCTACATTAAAGACAATTAGAAAGCAATATTATACATTTGATGTACCTCTAGTAAGAGGCACTTCGCTAAATCCAAACTCAACGAGACTTTATTTGGGCGCAGAAGATGCTCGCAATCCAGAAGATCGCCCAGCAGCTTCTATTGACGGTTATAGACTTGGTGCTAAGAGAAACGAAAAAATCTTTGTAAAATTAGATGCTTCTGGTGCTAAATCAGCAGATTTGATTCATTCTGGATTTAAGAAGTGGACAGCATCTCTATCAACCTTAAATCCTACGGGTGTTGGATTTACTACTGAGTATAATCTCAGACAAGATGCTGCCAATTTAATTGATGCTAACAAGACATTTATTCAATCTGAAGCATTTGGATATATTTTAGAGAAATACCCAAATCTTCAGAATATTCCTTATGTAAATCCAAATATTACTGCAGAAACTGGTCGTTTTAGAGACGCAAGTAATCTAATCAAGGCAAACCGCCAAGAAATTATTGATTATGCGTTTTCACAAATGCAAACTGCTTTCCCAGCATTTACTGTTCCTGGGGGAGGAAATGCCAACGAAAAGTGTAAGAGAGATATTGGTTATATTGTAGATGCCATTGCCAATGATTTGTACACTGGTGGCAACTCCAATATGATTGACGCTACTAGAGCGTATTTCAATTCTTCTGGTCAACCACTTACAAATGGTCTCGCTGGTGAAGAAACTCAATCGGTATTTGCTTTTAACAGAGCCAAAGATTGGTCAAAGAAAGCAATTTCAAACTTATTAACAAATACATCACTTCTTAATACTCCAACACTTTCTGCTTCTGGTACAACTATTACTGTAACAACTCTCACACCACATAATCTACAACCAAACCAATTTGTAACTGTTGGTGGTGCTACACAAACAGCATTTAATGGAAAATTTCAGGTTCTTTCTGCTGGATTAACAAGCACTCAGTTTAGATATACCGTACCAACAGCTCCTGGAGTAACAAATGCCACTGGTGCTATTTACGTCTCAACAATTACGATTGATCCAGTAAATGATGACGCAAATGTTGGTAGATTTAAGGATGGTAGCAAATTAATTACTGCCAACAGACAGGAAATTATTGATAGAGCAGCTGCTGAAATTGCTGTTCAATTCCCAGATTTTTACTATCCTGGAGATCCTCAAACAACATCAATCTCTCGTTACAAAGATGCTTATCGTTTAATTCAACAAAATAAGCAAGAGATTGTGGATGGAGCATACGCAGAAATTGCCATTCAGTATCCTAGTTTTACAAATCCAGATCCAGATAAGTGTAAGCGTGATATTGAATTCTTTATTGATGCTGTTTCTCTAGATATTTCTCAGGGTGCTGGCAACGTATATACACGCAAATTCCTCCAACAATATTTTACCAATGCCACCACACTACTTCCAAATGGACTGGCGGGGGAAATTGATCAGTCAAACGTTGCTTTTGTAAAAGCTCGTAATTTGATGAAAGATGCGCTGACCAATCAATTAACAATCAAAGATGCTACCATTACTTCTGGACCAGCAAACTATAGCGGAACTGGTGGTAACATCCCAAACACAAGTCCTAATTCGTGTGCTGACGTAAGATTAGCAATTGACAGTCTTACTTTTATTGTTACTTCTAATTTAAGCGCAGGAAACATTACAAATCTTGCTCCTGAACAAGTTTCTACTGTTATTCCAGCTGGAGAAACTAAGTGTAAGCGTGATATTGGTTACATCGTTGACTCTATCGCACAAGACCTCTTCTGGGGTGGAAACGAGTTCACTGTTGGTGCTGTAAGAGAGTATTTCACGCAAGCAGGTACACCAATTTCCAATGGATTAGTTGGCGAATCGGCAGAATCTGTTGTTGCTTTTAATAAGGCAAGAGATTGGTGTAAGAGAGCTCTTACCAATCAACTTTATACAAAGAATCTTGCTTTATCAACTGGTCCAGCAACTGCTGGTGGTTCTGGTGGCAATGTTTCCTACAATGCCTCTGGTAACGGTGCTACTTGTACAGATGTACAATCAGCAGTAGATTCTCTATTCTCAATTGTTACTAGCGTTGTTAATGCGGGTAGTATTTCTGGTCTTCCTGCTGTAGATAATGGAGATTGGGATTGTGCTAACGTAAGACAGACGATTGATACTCTAACAAATATCATCACTAGCACTATTCTTGCTGGTAATTTGAATAATCTTCCTGTTAGAAATCCTGGTCCTTGGTCACAGGTAAGTGAATCAAGCAAGTGTAAGCGTGACATTGGATACATTGTAGAAGCTATCACTTCTGACCTAAGATTGGGCGGAAACGTTAATACAATTAACGCAGCAGAAGCATATTACACTGGAAATCAACTTGATTACATTGAGAATGAAAAACTAGAAACTCTAGATGCTTATCGTTATGTGAGAGATTTGGCGATTTCTTCGATGAGAAATCACAATACATATCTTCCAAACGCAAGCACGACATTTGGATCGCCAATCGTTACGGTGAATAGCACTGTTGGTCTTGTTGTTGGTATGAGAGTTCGTAGTGTTAATGCGATTCCAACTTCTTCTAGCAGCACAATAGCATATACAACAACAATTCCATCAACCGCATATATTAAAAAGATTGGCGATGGTGTTAATGGATTAGCATCAAACCAAATTCAACTCGGAACCCAAGGTAGTAAGTTAGATTTTGGTTCTACAGTAAATGCTACTGCTACGGCGACAAATGTTAATCTTTATGTTGAATTTACACGAGGGGTTTGGACAAATACACTAACACCATCCACCGACTCTAGTGTAATACAAGATTATAATTATTTGACTGCTGGGGATCCAGCAACTGGAGCTCCAGGTGGCGAGTGTGCTTCTACAGCAAGCACGATTGTTAACTTCTATCAGATTCTATCTACTATTCTTAATAGTGGGATCGGGACTGTACCTAGAGTTGCCTCATCTATTAATACAGGTGCTTTGGCACAAAGAGCCACGCTGTTTACTCTAACAGAGTCTGATAGCAATGGATTACCTACTTCCAACCCACACCAGTTAGAAACAGGAACTCCTGTCAGACTTGTACCTAGAGCAAGATCTGGTATTAATGTAGACAAACGATTGATTCGTCTGCCAAAAGGATTTGATACAAATACTGTATATTATGTTATTGCTCCTGGAAGAATTACAGATCCATTTAATTATTCTACGATTGGTTCGTTCAACGGATCTAATCAACAGAATCTATTACTAGCAACTAGTGAAGAAAACGCAGCTGCTGGTATCTACATCTACTCGTCTGAAACAGATGGTATTGATGCCAACGTAGAAATTGATGTATATCAATATGTTCTTGACATTAACTATGATTTACATCAATATCAGACTAAGATTGCTTCTGGATCAAGCACAATTCTTGAAACTGATAGACCACATGCTTTTGACAGACCATCAACAAACGTAGAACCACAGTTAGTATTTTTCCGCGTTGGGTCTGATATTACTGGATCTTCACTACCAACACTATCATCTCAGTTTGGCGGAACCACTATTTCTGGCAAAAATCTTTACTTCGTTCGTTATGTAAATGCTAGAAGATTTACCATTCACGAAACATTTGCGAACGCTCGTGATAACATTGCTCCTATTTCTTTCCAACCAGGAAGCACTGCGGTATTCTATACGTTCTCTAATAAGCGTAGATCTCCTCTGAGATATGATCCTAAGATTGGTGCTGCTGCTACTGATGGATGTTGGTATCTAGAAACTCTATCTGCTGGCAACACGATCATTCCTAGAATGAAGCAGTCGGATTATGCTGGTAGATTGAGAACCACTGATTCATACTTTGAAAGAATTGAGGATAACAGAACCAAGGAAGATAGAGTATATCGTCTTCGTTATGTTATTCCTAAGAATCTCAAGACAGTTCGTGATCCAATCAGAGGATTCGTATTTAAGATTCGTACAGATGAAAAGAGAAGACTATTACCACAAAGAATTCTTCTTAAACCAACATCAACAGGAGCAGATACAGCAACGTTGCTCGCTCCAGTATCGGGAGAAAGACTTGGACTCACAACTGCTGAGCAACTTGTACTGAATCCAAATTTTGTATCTACATATGATCCATCTGCCTTTGGCAATCCGAAGAGACTTGAGACAACTTCAAAAGTTGCTTTTACGGTTCAATCAGCAAGAAAAGTTTCTGTAAATAATAAAAATTATTTACAATTAACTGCTTTTGATATTGGAATTGATGCTGAAGCCTACAAAACAAAACTTTTTACTACAGTAAAAATTACTTCACCAGAAGGTGGTAATGGTGTCTTTGTCTCAAGCATTCCTAATTCAAACAGCACTAACTTAATATCTTGGTCTGGCAACTGTTCTGGTAGTGGATATGTACATGGTTATTTTGCGTATGAAAATAACTATTACATGATCCTGAAAGATTTGACAGGAAACTCGGTGCTTGATTACAGTAGTACCACCCCCACTATATTTACACAAGGTTCAGTAACTGCTTCACTCATTAGTGAACCAAATGATGGTAGATCAGATATAACCAAGTATCCATATGTTGTTGAAGGTGCCAATGTCTATACACTAACTCCTGGTGATAGAATAAATGACGACAATGGTGTTTCCTACACGATTGCTAGTGTGGAAGATGTTTCTGATATGGAGAATACTTTCTACATTTTTGATATTAATACCATTCGTAGAAGAATTCCTGGTCAGCAAGATGGTGTATATTACTTGACTTGTGTAAGAGGTAATATTTCTCCATATCCAACTGGTTCGGGTGTTGGCGAAAACTTCAGAAACTTTAAGTTCTCACAACCAATCTCTAAGTTGTATCCAGAGTTCTATAAGAATGATCCAGAATGGTATAAGGGTGTAGATTTAACAACTACAACTCTTTCAGATCCACCTCCAACAGTATCTACCGCAGACAACTACATTCATGGTCTGGTAACTGTAAACGATGCTAAGAATAGCTTGACCAAAGAGATGGTTCTTGATTTTGTTCAAGATCCAGGAACTGGTGGATACACATTTAACGGTACATCTACCATCCAGGCACAGTCTGGTACAGCTTCTGCTGGATCTGAAGGTAGAAGAATTCCTATCAATGGAACTTCTCAGTATCCAACAGAAGGAAAACTTTATGTAGAACTTCGCAGACCATCCATCGCTCGTTCTGGTAACCATACATTTGAATATCTAGGATTCGGTCCTGGTAACTACTCAACTGGTTTCCCAGCAAGACAGGAAATCATTCTTACTGATGTTCAGGACTTCTACGCTCAAGCGAAGAAGCAAGACGCTGGTATCGTCTTCTACACTGGTTTAAACTCAAACGGTGACCTTTACATCGGTAACAGAAAGATCAACGCTATTACTGGTGAAGAGACATTCCTAGAGTCTGCTAAACTTGTTGAATCTTCAGATGAAGCTGATGTAATTGGTGGTCTTGTTACCACGTTTGATACTGCGGTGACATTTAACGAAATTATTACAGTCAATGGTTCTGAAGGCAGAGCAGAAAGTTTCTTCAATGCTCCTATCGTAATCAATAACACTACAGCATTTGGATCTGTCGAGAATTTCCCATCACTTAAGATTGTAACGGGAGAAGGAACTGTAGTTGGTTATGATCCATACCTCGAAGTAAATATCGCACAACAAAAAACTGGCGATATCATCCTACATCAAGGAAGACTACAAACAACAGTTGTTGATTTAAATCCAAGAGGATTACAAGATTATCAGATCATGACGGCTCTATCTAATAGAACGCCAGATCTTGCTAATACATTTGGATTAACTACGAACGGTCCTTCGCAGTTACAAAATACTGATTTTGGTACTAAGTTCCCTCTAGCATCAGGTTTGATTCAATTAAAAGGTAATCAAACTTTATTCACTGGATCTCTTGGATGGATCTATGCGAATGATTACATTCGTATTGAGAATCGTTCTGGTGGTGGATTTAACGCTCAGATAATTGGTATTCAGGGCGCAGCTTCTGGTACTATTGTTAGATTGACGTGGAATGTTGGCATTACTAACGCAGCGTTACAAATTTCTTCTTCTTCGCAAATTCGTATTACTGGTGCTACGGGTGCTCTTGCTCCTCTCAACGGTGTATGGCCTGTTTATAGTACTGTTGGCATTCCATTTGTTCCTACCAATAACTTTGTTAATATTATTGTTAATGCTAACTTACCACTTTACACTGCTATTCCTCTTCCAAATAATGGATACCCAGTTGATGCGGTAGCACAACCAAATATTGTAATCGAGAAATCGAAAGCAGCATTTAAAGAGTTTGGTGTTCTTGGGTCTGAGGCGATTAGAACAGAAACGGAAACAATTGGTGATTATAAATTAGGTATTAACACTGTAGCACGTTCTGCTCATAGCGCCTATGAGACAGCATTTGTTTCTGCTGAAACAACACCAAGAGCAAACCTTGATGTTGTCGGTACAGCATTTATTAGTGGCAAGAAGATTCTTTCTTATCTCACTGAAACTGGAACAACTAAGACGCAAACAAATAGAGATGACGCACTCGTTGTGGGTGGCGATAGTGCTAACCCACTCACCGCTGCCGCTACTCTAAGAATTTCTACCAATAATAACGGTAGAGTTGGTATTAATGTAAACAACGCAGATCTTGATAGAACTCTGGTTGTCGCTGGAAATGGTAGAATTACTGGAGACTTTAGATTCCAGTCAGATATTGAAGTTAATGGTGGCGATATTACCACGACAAACGCAGTATTTAATATCGCAAATGAAGCAAATGCTCTAACGTTCTCTGCTGGTGCTAATGCCACCACAGCAAATCTATTCAATACCACAACTAGCTCTCAGACAGTTAATATTGGTACTGGTGTTGCTGCTACTGGCACATTTAATGTTCATAACAATAGTTACAACTCTATTGTAAATATTGGTGTTGTTCCGCAGATTACAAACCCAGCAACTCCAAATGCTTTCCCATCTTCAATCATTACATTTGGTGGAGCAATAAACAATCCTTCTCAAAGTATCTTTAGAGTAAGAAATTATCAGACTGTTTTGGATGGAACTCTTGAAATTAAGGGAACACAACTTCTAGCTACAACTCCATCAACAGAATTTACTTTATTCCCATCGAATTTAACTACATTAAAGATTGGTCCTACTGCTGGTATTGTGGAAATTGGTGGATCTGCTGGCATCAGTTATATTAAGAATGGTTTGCGTGTAAGTAACAAGACAATTTTTGAAAGTGATATTGAACAAAATGGTGGTTTTAGAAATGCTAGTGTAGGAGCAACTAGAAATACATTAGGAACTATTAAAATTTCTCAAGTTTCTAGAACTGGAAATACCGCAACAATAACAACTACTGCGGTACATGGATTAACTACAGGTATGCCTGTTAGAATAGTATGTAGCAATAGTCAGTTCACTACCATTGGTACTGTTAATGTTACTGTTGTTAATACAACAAGATTTACATATACAACTACTGGAAGTGGCACGATTTCTTCAACTTCTGCTACTGGTACTGTAATTAGAACAGGATTTGGTAAGTTCCATAATCAAGGACAATTATCTGGATTCAATGGGGCAACATCTTCTAATTTAAATGTGGATTATTATGAATATGTTGAAGATATTGCTTCATCTCAAAGTATCACTGCGGTATTATCAGTTACAGATCCATCACCAGCCACTAAGTTAGTTATTAATAATAATTATCTCGTGTCGGGTAATTCGGTAGTCTTTACAAATACTGGTAATTTTACTAATGTTAACACCACTACGACATATTATGTTGTTAATGCCGATTTAAATGGAGTAGTTCTTTCAACGACAAGTGGTGGTAGCGGCATTGTTATTAATCTTGCATCTGGTTCTACTTCTCCTGGTAATGCTACACTTAGATTAAAAGATACTTTAATTGACACTGGTGGAGCTTCAGAAATCAGTTCTACTCTTACAACACTACCTATTAACAACCCATCTGGGATAAATGAAATTGGGACATATTTCTTAATCAATACGGAAATAGTTAGAACAACGAACTTACCTTCTTCTGTTTATCCATATACTGTTGAAGTTTTGAGAGGACAAGATGGAACAGCTGCTGTTGCTCACCCAGATGGATCTAAAGTTGTAAAATTAAATAAATCGGAAAATGCTACTTATATTTTCCCATCTAGTATTACTGATGTTCAACCAAGTATAAATCTTGCTGAATTTAGCGGAACATTTAAAATAAATGATTTATTAAGAATTGATAAAAATACTGCGGATGAAGAATTTGTAACCATTTCTAGCATCAATCCAGATGAATCGCAAACATTTGAAATCAATAATGGAGGAATTGGTGCTGGCAAGGTATTAACTTTTAAAGTTACTACTACAACAGGTGATACATTTGCTCGTGGCGATGTCACGATTGGAACTGATACAAGCACTTCTAGTTTAAACGGTGTTGATATTATATCGGGTGGTGGTAATTTAAAAGTACATAATTCAATTGAACTAAGTGGAAATACTTCCACTACTATACCAGCAAAACAATATTTTGTAATTACTAATGGATCTGCTCCGAGATTATATGTAGAAAGTGCGACTGGAAATACCAGATTATATAATGGAGCAAATTTACAGGTATTTAAAGATTCTTTCTTCTCATCTGGTGTATTCGACAAAAATAGGTTGGATATCGCTAGTGATATTGCCTTTGAAGTATTAGGTGCTTCTGGAAATACGAGACTTTCTGGAACATTAACTACAGGAGATGATGTTATTATTAAGAGTGGTCTTTCTGGAACAAATACCATAACTTTAGACGCACAGTTAGGTACTACAGTAATTGGTAAACCATTATCATCTGCCGCAACTGGCGCTACATTAACTCTTAATGCTACATATAGTACTTCTGCTCCAGCAATTACATCAGTATTTGCTGTCGAAAACCTCGGTATTAATAATGATAAACCATTTAGAATTAGATTGGATGGATCTATTCAAGCATTTGGTAGAGAGAATTTCTATACTAAAAATGGTGGTAGAAGAACTATTTCTATTGATGCCCAAAGTGGAAATTTAAATGCTACAAATCAAAGACTACAACCAAATACACAATATTTGGTCAGACCTACTTCCGAACTAATTCTGTATCTACCTGTGGCTTCTGATTGTGTAACTGGAGATGTGGTTAGATTTATTGATATTCAGGGAAGTTTGAATTACAATGTATCTCTAAAAATTAGATCTGAAGGCGGAACAAATATTCAAAAAACGCAAGGTGGCACTGGTGGATGGTCTGGCGGAGAGTTAATAGTTAACACTCCAAATGCTGGATTTGGTCTAATGTTTGTTGGAGATACAGATTCTTCTGGTGTTAATACGATACCAAGTGATAATAGAGGTTGGTGGATAGTGGAGGTTTGATATGGCATACGCAGACGCAATAAAATATAATAAATTAAAGAGTTTATCTGGTTATCCAGTGGGAACTATTGTTCCTTGGTCTGGAACAGAAGATACTATACCAGTGGGGTGGAAAGTGTGTAATGGATCCTATTTAAACATTACTGCTTATCCAAGATTGTTTAAGTGTATTGGAAATACTTATGGTGGTACTGAGGGATCTACATTTAGATTGCCTGATATTGTTGGTAAGGGGATAGTTGATATTTTTAGGGGGCATTATGGTTATTTAAAATCAACTGCTTCTACATATTCTAATACAAATAACAATCCTATGGAGGGATTAAATACTGCTGCGTGGACTCCTGTTACGACGAGAGGGATATCTGATGATCCATATTGGGCACAGATTGGAAATGCTGATAATGGAAATACTGGATCTGCTACTGGCAATCCAGTACCATCCACGATTGATTTAGTTGGAGTTAGAAATAATAGTATTCCTGGATTGTCAGCAACTGTTAGCGGACTTGCTTTAACACCTGGAATCCTACAAAGAGGATATCAAATTATGCCTAGAAAACTGGGAGATGGTCATATCGCAATTCACGCACATACTATACCCATTCAAACTGGTCAAGAAATTTCACACACACAAGGATCTACAAATTTAGATGATTTTGAAGATTTTTGGAGGCGTCCTTGTGAAGCACAAACAACTAATGAGAATAATGCGAAAAGAACCGATGAGTATAGAAATAATGTGACGGGAGATCATGCTCGTCCAGGTGGTGGTAATACGAGCGCAAACAATGAATTTGCTGGAAATGGATTTTCTGGGGGTGATATGTTAGCGCATGTTGGTGGACAAAAGAATTTTCACACCAGTATTAACGCAGAATTTAGAACTTGGGCGTCTATAGGTGGTCATAGTCATGGATCAAATACAATTACTTTTACAAGTGGATTGTCTGTTAGGTCAACAAGCACTTACACAGATATAGTTTCAAGTGATGTAGTAATAGATAACTCTGCTGGTCTAGATGCAGGTACTATAAATGCTACCACTTTATGCCCTTCTGTATCCATGATTTTTATTATTAAGGTTTTCTAGGAGATTACAAATGGCAACTACTTATTCTTTCGAAAGAGGTAAATATGGTGGTCCATGTGGAACAATTTTTCCATATTTTAGATCTATGCAAAATTTGAACCCCAGAGAACAAGAATATATTGATTATATACCAGCTGGATATTTACGTTGTAGGGGTCAAATATTAAATGCCGATCAATATCCAAATTTAGCTTTAGTTTTGGGGGTTGGAGAATCATGTATTTACAGAAAAACAGGAACTTCTTTACAAAACGCAAATGATGATGGAACGGGTGGGCAAATACAATTACCAGATTTGGGGTCAAAATATATTACATCTTCTTCTGTTCCAGGAAGTTATTTAAATGCTACCACAACCAATACTGCCACTAATACTGAAGTTGCTAGAGCGGGAATTGCTGTAGATTTACAATCAAATGCTTCATCGTCCAATCAAATTTCTTTTTCATATAATGGAGATTTTGTGTTTACGCAACATGAAATACCAGTTAATGGGCAAATACGAATCACTGGTCCCTCATCTACTAGCAGAAGATCTGTTAGCGAAGGTGAGATTATGGGTCACGGTCATGGTAGTACATTAGCTACTGGAAGAATTGCCTCTGGATTTCAATGTTTTGTTAGTCAAACTGCTCCCAGAACATTTTTATGTCAAAATGCATCTCCACAGGGGGGTGCGAGAGTGCCCACGGGAAGAGAATGGGCGACATGGCAACTAGATACTACAGGGAGTGATGAATTAACAAATCATTCCCATTCTGGATTATTTCCTAATATCACTTCCAGTAGTTCCACTGCTTTTCTTAATAGAGCACAAATACCTTCTAGTGGAATAACAACTACAGTAACTTTTAATAAATTTAATAGATTCTCGATAGATAGAGTTTCTGGAAAATTTATTTTGTGCGAATATCTAATTAAATTTTAAGAAATATGGCTATTACCATTAATTCTCTTACGCCAACTAATCCAACAGTTTTTGCTGGTGGATCATTAACATTTTCTGTTTCTGCCACCTCAAATATATCAGGAGCTACTCTAGATTATCTTTGGCAAACTAGTAGTAGTTCTACTGGACCATGGTTAACACTGCCTGATAATGGTGCCAATAGTATTACTTTAACGAATATTCCAATTACAGCTAGTGGTGATTATATTAGAGTTGCTATATCTGAAAGCACTCCATATTCTCCAGTAACATATAATTATACTGTTACTGGAACTGGTTCTTCTGCTTGGACTTTTACTGGATCTGCGAGTGGTAATAATCCATCTCTTACTGCTACTGTTGGTGATACTTTAAGATTTGCTGTAAGTTCTACCAATAGTAATACTTTTTATATTAAAACTGCTGCTGTGGGGGGAACTGGAAGTACGGTATCTACAGGAATAACAAATAATGGTACTCAGAATAATACCGTTGTTTGGAATACTGCTGGCGCTGCTGCTGGAACTTATTATTATATCTCAGCAGAAAACCCAAATAATATGGTTGGAGTTATTACATTAGCTCCAGCAACGACTACTTTGGTGAGCACTGTCAATAGTGATGAAGTTCCTGGATTCCAACGTCAGTTGACAGTAAATGCGCCGCCATTATTATCTGTTTCTGATCAAAATCTGTCATCTTATACTGTAGCTACTGGTTCTAGTCTATCATTTACAGTTGAAGCTACTACAAATAGTAGTTTGTCTAATTTTATTAATACTACCTCTGCTAATGTTACGCCAATAGTTTTTCAGTGGCAACAGAGTACAGATGGTGGAACTACGTGGACTAATATTACAGCAGGAACAAACATAGCAATAACAGATACGTTACTTAGTTTTGCAACTACTCCAGTACAATATTATAAACGATCTGTTCTTACTCTTTCGAATATTGCATTCACTCAAAATAATAGAAGGTATAGGTGTCAGGTTACATATACTAAAGATGGTGTTACTGCTTCCAATAGCCCAGTAAGTACAAATGCTATAACTTTATTGGTTAATCCACAAATACTTATTTCTAAACAACCAGGGACTGGAACTGATACAACTAGTACAGTATCATATGTTACAAATATTCCTAGTAGTGGTAATGCCACTCTTAGTGTAACTTCTTTCACAACTGCTCCAACCACAATATCGTATTCATGGGAGTGGAGGTGGAGTGATCAAACAACTTATACTCCTATATTGTCTTCAAACCCTCAACTATCAACAACTCCATTTAGATTGGTAACAGGAACAAATGGAACGAGTGCTATTCTTCAATTAGAAAGAGTTAAATTATTAGCTGGTTCTAGTAGCAATTTATTGTATATACGAGTAAGTATAAGTGGATTATCTGGTGAACAAACTATCACTTCTAACGACGCTGGACTATATTTGACACAAACTGCTGTTATTGATAGTCCAACTGATGATTTTGCGATTGAAGATAGATATGGTCCAGTTCCAAATCGTTCTTCGTATCAAGAAACTCAGCAAACAATAACTGTGTCAGCTTCTGTTGATGTTAGTATTGATACTGGCGTCAGAGGACCAATAACTTTGGGATGGCAAAGAAAATATGCTGGGGAGACTGGATGGACTGATGTTGGAACTACTAAAAATGATGCTGGCACGGATCTACCAGCATCAACAAGCACTGATCCTAGATCGTCTGGGTCGCATACATTTACAACACCACCATTGAGAAGAAGTACAGATCATCTATCTCAATATAGAATGTATGTTACATATCTGAGTGGTGGTAATTCAGTTACTACTTATTCTGATCCATGTACTATTTCTGTGTATAGAACTGCTTATATTGATAATGATCCAGGAAATTCTGAAGTATTTCAAAACAGTATTGCTTCTTTTAGTGTTACTGCTTCTCCATCTAGCGGAACAGACATAGCGTATAAATGGGAATATAGTTTAAATGGGACAACCTGGAGTGATATTTCAAATAATCCTCCATTGTTAAATGTCACTTCTATAACATATAATTCTTATACCGCAACAGTTACTTGTTCTTCCGCTCATGGATTAGTTTCTGGTGATAGAGTTTATGTTGCTGGAGTAACACCTTTAACTTACAATGGAGTTTGGACAGTATTATCCACTGGTCTTACATCAACTCAATTTACATATACCATGTTTAACATACCAACAACAAATGGTATTGGACCATTCACGGTTCATAGATCACCTAGGTATGTTGGTATTAATACTAGTTCTTTGTTAATATATGTTGCTAGTTCGAGCATTCTTGAAAGATATTATAGATGTGTTCTCACCGTTCCTGATTCGATTGGAACAGTAGAAACTGGATATGGGTCATTAATTATTAGATCCGACACATTCCTGGGAATTTCTTCAATTAATGATAGACAAGTACAAGAATATGAAAGCGTTACGTGGACTGTAAATGCTACTTCTGCGAGCTTAAGTACTCCCGCATATCAGTGGCAAAAAAGTACAAATTATACTTCCGCAAATCCTAATGCTGCCACTTGGAGTGATATTGTTGGTGCAAATTCTCCTACTTTTACAATATCTTCAGTTCTCTCTGCCAATGCGGGGTTCTATAGATGTCGTGTGATTAGTGCGGGATCTACAATTAATTTTAGTAACGTTGCTAGATTACAAGTTTTACCAGTAACTATAAACATTACAACAAATACGCCATCTTCGCTTGCTATTGAAGAAGATTTTGCTGGAACAACATTATCTGTGGTTGCGTCTAGTACTACTCCAGGAACGATACAATATCAATGGCAATTAAAACCAGCTGGTTCTTCTACGTGGTCTGACGCTCCTGTGGGATTTAATCAAACGAACACTGTAGGTGAAAATTATAGAATTCCATCTCTTTCTATATCTGATAGTGGCAATGTATATCGTTGTAGATTAACTATATCTGGTAATCCAAATACTTACTACACGAATGAAACTACAGTTAGAGTTGATAGAGTATTTAACTATTTTGCCGACGCAGCAACTAAAAATATTACTCAGGGAAGTACTCTCATTCTAGATATATCGCCATTTTATACAGGAACAGATACAGCAACGTATAGATGGCAGGCTAGTATAACTGGTCCAACTGGAACTTATTTTAATTTATCGGATGGTATTAATGGACCATTATATAATATTAACATAAACGGAGCAACTAGTTCACAAATATCATTATATAATATTCCATCTTCTTTATCTAACGCTTATTTTAGATGTGTTGTTACTTTTAATCAAGTTAAAAAAGTAAAGTATTATAGAAGTAGTCCAATAACTTTAATATATCCTACTCCAGTTAATACTTTTAATACGGAAATTATACGAATTGTAGTAACAACAGCTATTATAGAATCACCATCATATAATGATCAACGTCAAAAGGTTGGAGCTGCTATTGGTACTGTTATTTGTGTGCCCAAACCAGCTGATTATATTGAAGATCCATCTGCCATAACAGATGATGCCGATAGGTGGAAAATTGCGTTAACTGGTCAAATGTCTTCTGGTAGTCCAGCTCAAGGTGTGTCTAACACAACAAGACCTTATGGACCAAATGATAGATTTCCTGGATTTATTGAAATGCGAGGTCAATTATTAAAAGCACAGGATTTTCCCGATTTAGCAAGAATTCTCGGAAATACTTACGGTGGAAATATTCCATCAACCAGACAATATCCAAATTATCAAAGTACAGATGTCTTTAGGTTACCATGTCCATATGGCAAGTATTTGTTGGGAACAGGAAATGTAGATAATAATAGATCATCACCTTCTGTCGTACCTTTATATGCCCCAGATGGATCTTCTGGCGGTCAGATAGGAAATGCTGGGTCTATGGGAGGAGAGTATAATTTTGAAAAATATGATCAGTTGCCTCCAGGAAGTCCCAATATTAGTGGCGAAACAGATGGTACTGCTCCTACAGTTTCTCCATATCTGTTTACTGTTGGGACATTCAGAACTGATGGGTGGGAAAATTGTACAGTGGAAGTTGATGCTCAATTTACAGGAACTACAACTTATCAGATATCTGATTCTGCTGGTATTGCTCAAGTATCTTTGAGTGGTCCTCCTCCACATACACATAGAATTAATTCAATTGTATTTTCTGATACTAATAGAGTTTATGGTGGTAGTGGGAATTGTGGCGCTAATCAATCTATATCTGCTGTTGGAACTATACGTCAAGGACCAGAGGGAATTATTAATAATACCAGAAATCCTTCTAGAACACACAGTCATGCGCTATCATTCGATCCGAATGATTCCACGCTTGGTGAAGGAACTGGAGAAACGATAACTCCTCCATCAGGTGGGGAATCTGGATTCTCTTATACAAGTCCAGGCAACTATGTTTTTACTGTTCCTTCCACAGTAAATAGTTTTACTTTTACTTTATATTCTGCTTCTGGTGGAGGTGGTGGTAATGACGCAGCGAATCCTGGTTCTGCGGGTGGAGCTGGAGCTAGAGTTACTGGCACTTGTACAAATATACCTGGAGGCAGTAGTATAAGAGTGATAATTCCTTTTGCTGGTGGCGGTGGTAGTGGATGTGTATCAAATGCTGGTGCTGGAAATGGTGGTGGATCTCAAGGTACTGGATTTGGTGGAGGATCTGGTGGTAGATCTGGTGGACAAGGTTGCTCGGGTGGTGGTGGTGGCGGCGGCGGCGCTGCTTTCATGTATTGTGAAACTGTGGGTTCTGGACCAAATCCAAATGGTTTACAAAGAGGAACAATATTGGTAATTGTTGGAGGCGGTGGCGGTGGTGGCGGTAGTGGATATCATAATAATAATACTAGACCAAGATTTCCTGGTGGAGCTGCTTCAACAAGTTGGGCATCCTCAACAATAAATTCATCATCATATTATACAAATCAATCCACACTAACTTTTAGAGCATATGATGCAAATGGAGCCAATCCAGTATCTGGTAGAATAGGAGCTGATAGAGGTGCCAACGCTGATGGTGGCGGTGGCGGCGGCGGTGGTGGAGGATTTACTGGTGGATCTGGCGGTGGTAATGCGGGTGGCGATGTTAATGCTCCAGGAGGAAGTGGAGGAACTTCTGCGTACAATTCTTCTTTCTTTTCGGCAGCTCCTGGTCTATCAACTGGTTATTCTGGTGGCGCAGCTGGTGGGGCCAACAATAATGGTTCGACGGGATCAGCAACAATTACTGTTATATTCAGCGGTGGTGGCACTACAGGATCAAACCCATCTACTGGTGGTGTAAATAGTGCTGATCATAATGGAAATTGGGGTGTTTTGAGGGGATCTGCCAACCAATTTTTGAGCGAATCAATTAATCATCACATTACTACTGGCACTGCTCAAAATCTTGGGATTACTCTTCCCTCAGGAACTATAACAATGAGTACTAGATCAAGAAGTACGTTTGATAATTATTTGAATTTTTATATGAGGAATAATGAACCAATTCCTATACAACAACCATATTTTAGATTAAAATATCTAATCAAAGCTTTCTAAATAAAAAAAACGGCAAAGACATGGAAAAAATATTATCAGTATATTTGGATCCACATTCTGATCATCCAGATGTAGTAAATAGATTTATTTTTATTTACAAAGGACTTAATCTTCAAATTGATACAGATGGCATAAAAGAATTTATTGATTCTTTGCCAGAATTTTGGCACACTGAAAATGATAAATTAACTTTATTTACAGTTTTTTCTAATAATAGTTATTATTGTGAAAGGCAAAAAAACGTATACAATTATTCTACAAAGACATTTGAAAAAATACCTTACAGATTCGATGCCGCAAATGAAGAAGAAAGCAACAAATTTGTTGCTTTCTTGGCTGAGTTTTTTCAAAATAAACAAATACAATATGAAAAAGATCTTCAACAAAATATTTTAAAAAACATACAAGATTTTTCTCTTATTCAATCAACTATTTTAAATACCAGAAAAGAAATTTTGAAACAAACGGATTATCTTTTTCTGGCGGATTATTCTATAACAGATGAAAGAAGATCGGCGTGGGCAGAATATCGCCAAAAATGGAGAGATATCACAAAACAAACCGAATGGGCGACTGGAGAAATTCACAAAATAAAATTGCCTATTTCTCCTGATGAAAAGGATGGGTATACCTATAATATTATGAAAGAAATTGGCATTAAAGATTCTGTGGTAGGTAACTATATTGATAGTATCCAAGGTGATGAAGATTTTGAAGAAAAGATGGCGAATCTCGTAAGTAATTATTGTGAGTTTGCTTTTAAAAATAATGTTATACAATGTTTAATGAGATTTAGACTTCCATTAATAGATTTGGAAAATAATGTCTTTAATGGTTTTGAAAATACTGTGGAAGAATTTATTACTGATTGGGAAAAATTCTCTGAAAAAATTGATAATCAATTAAAAATGCTTGGCACAGAACTATCAGTATCTTCATTAATTTCACATTATAAAACTATGAACGGCAATGCATTAACACAGGAAGTGATTGATATTCTTCAAGATTTAAATAATACTGAAACGGAGGAAAAAGAATGATTTTACAAGAAGATGTGAAACCTACTATAGAATTTATTAAAGATTTGGCAAGATATTCTGGTAAAATAGTTATGAGAATACGTGCTGAAGGTCCATTAAAATGTCAAGATCAAGAAAAAGTAAAAAAAATTTGGCAATATTATGAAGATAAAGTGCCATATGAAATTCTTGATGAATTAATTAGTTATGGAGACATTTATTGTTATTTTCGCACGAAAAATGACGCACAAGTGAGTGCCTCTAATTGGTTTCCATCCATTTCTTTAATTCAAGATCCAGAGTATACTGACATTGATATGGATTACTATATAAGTATGGAATGCGTAGATCCAGAAGGACTTCCAGTTATAGGAATATAAAATTATGAATTTTGAATATTCGGCTTTTGATGTTAGTAAAATAATTGATTGTTTGGAAAAAAGAAATATTACATTATCTTTTGAAAAAGTAGAAGATTTGTATCAAGGATTTGAAGACATATTTCCTGTGTTGTTAGATGCGAAAGCAAGATCTAGGAAATATTTTGAAGCACTTATAAACACAACTTGCTATGATAGTGAAACAGCTGAAATTAAAAGTGTGTCTCGATATAATCCATATAGTGATGCTGGTGTAATTTTTGATGATCAAAATCGTAAAGACATAGAAAATATGATTCAATTTTTGGAATATTTTCCTAGTCTAAAAAATACATATTTTTTTGAATCTTCGAATATATTTGGTTCTAGTTTTACTCCAAACATGGAGTACATTTTACATACAGAGTATAATTTAAATTATATTCCTTTAAATATTTTTTCTGATGTTGATTTAAAAAAATACGTTAATTTTATGCCAAAATTATATGAATTTTGTTCGGAAAAAATTGATGATGTAACAAAATATGATATTGGTATGGCATCAATTACTGTAAATCCAGATAGCACACCAAAGAAATTTGATTTTTATATTTCAGTTCAAAATTTTTTGAAATGGAATATGAGTTACGATCACAAAGAAGAATTAGAAAGGCTCTTTAACGATTTTCGCTTCAATAAAATCATGAAAATGGGTTTTTATTTTGTGGGAGAAGAACAAAATAAATGGTCAATATCATTGGGATTTGATGGATTAATTAATAACATGAATGTTAATGATCTTTTAAAAGACAAAATAAAAAATGAAGAACAATCAAAAATTGTTTATGAAATAATATTTGAGGATACAAAAATTTTGGAAAAAAATATAATTTTTTCTAGGGGTTGACAGACCCCCACCGCCTGTGCTACAGTAGCGGAGCACTGAACAGGACACCCATGATCGGCATTCAAGACTACGGCGATGACGGCGTTGTTCCGATGATTGAATCGGACGACGTTGAAAATGTTGTAGAAAATATCCTTGAATACGTTGAAAATCGTTTTGAACTTCTTGACAAGAAAGGTGGTCGTGATGGTGACATCATGGCACTTTGTCAAGAGTTTTATGAGTGGGGTTCCGCTGAAGCAGGCGACGAACTCTCCTATTTTGTCTGCCCGTCTTTTGAATAATCCTATATAATCATAGAAACAGTAGGACAATGACCATCCCGAACTGGCAGCATCACTCTAAGAAAGAACAGAAGCGCACCCTGAAACCTCAGGCACTGCGTCAAGCAAAAGCTCGCAAACAGGCGCTCAAGCGTCTTCTGGAGGTTACTAAATGACTCATTATGATAAACTGATTGATTCCATCGTTGATGAAATCTACTATGTGTGGACTGAAATCTGTGAATGGGATTGTGAAGAAACTCAAGAATGTGTTCGTGAAACGGCACAACGCATTCTTCAGCATGTAGAAGAATTTCAAACCGTTCGCAATAAACTTACACAATGGAGGGCATCTGACTGATGGCATTATCACAATCTGTAGAAGAATCACTGAATGAAGCATCTGCCGCACTTCGCAATGCTTTGGCATACGCTGCTCGTCAAGAGCGTCCAGTGGTTTGTAATAGTATTTCAGAGATTCTGTGTCGTATTGACCAGATGAAATCTTTCGATGGTATCTTAGATCAACTTGACATGATGGCTAAAGATGGACCTTTTCAAAATTAATAAAGCAGCACTGTATGAAGTGCCTGTTAAAACAACTCCAGAGAATGTTAAAGAAGCAAACGAAGGATTGTTTCAATCAAAGATGACACTTCCTGCCGCTGCTGCTCATTGCGGTATGACAAAGAAAGAAATGAAACTCACGTTCTTTGAGTATCTTAAATATCACCCACCAACTTATGAAATTAGGAATTGAAATATATGATAATGTTTTGACATCTGATCAATGTCAAGAACTTATTTCATTGTATGAATCTGATAAAAGAAAAACTCCTGGAGTTGTTGGTAATTATCAAATTGTAGATAGTGTTAAAAAATCTACTGATGTATGCTGTAATTTTACTGATATTGCGGATAATAATTACAATAAAATAGTATTACCAGCACTTCATAGTGCGGTTGACAAATTTGTGTCACAATATGAGATATTGAAAATGATATCTCTATGGAGAGTAGATGATGTGTATAATATCCAAAAATATGAAAATGGCGAAGGATATTTTCGTCTACATTGTGAACATGAAATTTCTAACCCAGATAGAATACTAGCATGGATGATATATTTAAATGATGCTCAGTGTGGTACTGAATTTCCCTATCAAAATTTAATTACAGAATCTAGAGCGGGGAGATGTGTGGTGTGGAGTGCGGGGTGGACACATGCCCATAAAGGTGTTACTCCAAATATTGGTGTAAAATATATTGCTACTGGTTGGTATCAATTTATACGCAATTAATTAAATACTATGGAAAAAATATCACTATGCCCTCAATCTATATTCAAGTTTGAATGTCTTGATGAAGAATTAATTTTAAACATATACAATAATCTACAGAATGAAAATTGGGTCAAGAATACTAATAATTTTTTCACTAAAAACTCAAGACTAGAAAAAGATAAAAACTATAAAAATATAGTTGATTGGTTTGATGATTGCTTATATCAAGTTCAGCAAGAAATAAAATTACAGTGTGATAAATTAAAAATAATACAAATGTGGGGTAATCGTTCTGAATTTCAGCAATGGCATCATCCACATGTACATCACAATTCTTTAATTAGTGGTATATTCTACTTAGTAAATTCTGATTCCTGTACTTGGTTCAGTGTCGAAAATATTTGGGATTTATGGTCAAATTCACTAGGATTAAAACCTTATTTTGATCGTGAAAATTTCAGTAGAGTTATACACAAAGAGAAAACAATCCGTGGTAATTTGTTAATTTTTCCTTCGTATCTCTATCATAGTGTTGACGAAAATACAAATGTAGATTACGATAGATATACTATTTCTTTCAACACATTTCCTTGTGGTAAAATTGGAAGCTATGATAAAGCAGAAGGATTGGAGATAGATATTAATTAATGGACAAAAAATTTGCTGGTAACTACCCAGGACCGCTATACGCACGACATCCCGATTTATTAAAACAAAAAATGAAAACTTTATCGCAGACTGATTGGAAAAATATTGAAGAAGCATTCGAATTACTTGATGCTTCGCTTAATCCCAAATTTACTACCATCGAGGGTATTAAACAACAGATTGAAGAAGCAGAAGTTGGTGGATCTGTTCATTATATTATTCAGAATGCTCCTTTTGAGTTGGGTGAAGATGGTAAACCATTACCTCAGTTTGATGAACAGGGAAATAACATCCCTATTTTTATTGTACAAGAATGTGTGGTGATTGAAAATGACGCATGAAGAAATGCTTGAAGAAGCAGCGAAACGAGAAGAAGAAAACGAGCGACCATTCTATCGTTTCTTTGCGATTGAATACTTTGCCACTGGAGAGGGTATGTCTTTCTGGTTGAAAGTATGTCGTAACTATCAACAGTTTGATGATAGAGACAGAGACCTTGAGAGGTTTGTTAAGTTTATTGGTGAAGGTGCCGACCATTACATTTATGGTCTAACACAGCCTACACAAGAAGAGTTTATGACTCAGTATGCTAATCTGATTCCACCATATATTGTGAAGATGATTGAGCGTAGAGACCAGCCAGGATTTGATTGGGAAACACACTTCTACTTTAACTATTCATAATGGACGACAAAACACTATTCAACCCAGACGAGTTTCTGCTGGATAATATCAAATCCTATCACTATGAGGTGATGGATGAGGGGCATCATGTGTGGATGGCATTCTACCTTGAGAATGGTAACACAGGGCACTTGAATATTTTCCTCAATAACGGTAGAATCAATACCAGATACGAGGAATGGGATGAGACTTAAAGAATCTAAATGGCAGGAATTCCTTGAAGGATTCCACTATATCTGTAGTGCCCTTGACGCCTATAATGCTGGCGATGAATGGGGGTATGGAGAGTTTTGGGAGACCATTAACGTAGGTTGGTATTATGAATATGTCTATCCATATGACGATCCATTTGTTATTCACATCCCTTCACCTGAGCGTAAATTGAGGTTAGCAGAATGAAACTCTTTGACTATTATCACTACGAAGATTACGGGCACGAATGGTATTTCCAACTGCTTGGATGGTATCCATATTTCGCATTGATGGATGTTGTCATTCAGTGGGATGAGTTTCCTGCCACAGAAATATTCCCAATGCTGCTGATTAGCTTCGGTAGTCGCTCACTTACAGGATTCTCATTCCGCTGGAAGTGGTTTGAGATTCGCTGCGATTTTCTGACATCTTGCCCACGAAACTTTGACAGATACCATCGCGGAGACTCATATCTATGACACAACTGATTCCTAAAACATCATCAGAATACTTTGAGCAGAGCTGTTATAAACCATATGACAGGCACAAATACAAACTATTCTATGCCAGTGGTAAAGTAGAAGCATACGAATGGTATGATGAAGTTATCGCACGATGGTTACAAACACCAGCAGGTCATCTAAAACATGTTGAAGTTATTGATAGGAAGAAAAAGAAATGAGCAACCCACTGATTGACAAATACGAAGAAATCTACGGTGAGAAGAAAGAGGAAGTCGTAGAAGAAAAAAAATCACCGACAGTAGAAGACTTCAGAGAATCTCTATTACCTGGCCTGCTTGGAGGTATGGGAGATGATCTTCTCTCTTTTGGTCGTGCTAATAGTATTACATCCATTCAACCTAACACTAATCCAGGATTAACTATCAATGGTGGGTCAGAAATCATGGATAGTGGTGCGTTTGTTATTCCTGCTGCTACTGTAAACAATGGTGCCATAACTATGGATGGTAGCTATATCAGACCAAACGCATTGATTAGTAACGGCACAACAGTATCACCACATACACCAAACACATTCATGTTGCCACAAAACACACAAATGGATAAGCATTTGTGTAAGGTGATGGATGATTTAGCAAAAGGAAAAGCAGTGTTATCAGCTATCTCAGCAGAAGTAGATCAATCATTTACTGGATTTGGAGGACAGATAAGATATTCTATTGAGATTGTCGGCAGGTATCCGTAATACTTATCAATCACCCCTTGACACCAGCGTTGGGGGGTGTTATATTACATACATCAACGAAAGACACGCCATGTCCAGCAACTCCTCTTCTTCCTCCAGCGGTATCGGTTTTCCTGGTCTTCTGACCGTTCTGTTTGTCGGTCTGAAACTCACGGGTCATATTACTTGGCCGTGGGTGTGGGTGCTGTCGCCGCTGTGGATTAGTGCCCTGATTGCTCTCGCTTTCCTTGTTATCTTTGTCATTCTCGCTGTTATTGCTGGCAAATGAGAAAAGTTGTAGTCAAACCTAAGAGTAGCAAGGCAAAGAATCGCCTTGCTAACAGCATGGAAGGTAATCCTGTCTGTGTTGTAGAGCAGGATACTGGCAGTGAGTTGTTTCTCGCTGCTGAGAATCGCAAATACTTCTTCTGGGTCAGCACTCGCACTGGCACTAATCGCTTCGGTGATAAAGCTGACGCACACTGGGAAGTTATCACTGAAATCAAGGATGTAATCTTGTGAAACTCTTTCAATACGATAAAAAAGTTTGGGAAAATGGTGAAACCTCTTATACTTGGCAGTTTGGTGTCTTCAAAAATCATTCATTTCTGTGGGTGAATTATGAAAATCCTACCGCTCATCATTGGTGTTCTGGTGGATTTCATGTCACACTTTCTTTTCTTGCCAGTTCTCTTTTTGGTGTAGAACTTAATAACGATAAACAATCTCTTGCTTTTGAATTTTTCACAGAATACTTTGCGGGATGGGATGAATGAACTACCTTTGTCTTGTTGATGGTGTGGTAGAATATGGTAGCACCAGTTTGAGTGACTTCGCTCACTATCAATTGGTGTATGCTGAAGAGCACCAAGATGCTGATGTAGAGTATCTCACGCTCACCGATGAAGAGTATGCTACAATGTTTCCAGTGGAGGAAGAAGAATGACTGTCTATACTATCTGGTATCGTCACATCACAGGATACTGGGAAACCAACTACCCCCACATTATTGGTTTCAATAGTAAAATGTTTTGGAATGTAATCAATGGAGATTGGCAACGATGAAACCTAAAACCCGTGTCATCTTAGAAATGGCGATTGAAGAAGGTGTGCGTCGTGGATATGCGTTGGCACACAAACACGTTGAGAATCCTTCTGAAGGTGCTATTATTGAGCGCATTGAAGACGCTGTGATGTCTCAAATCTACGAATACTTTACCTTTGACGAAGAGGATTTCTGATGAATACTATTTTCCTCCAAAACTACACTCTTGAAGATTTCGTCAAGTGTCGTAATCAAAAAGAGTGGGTTTGTGATAATTGTATGAAATGTGGTGATAGAGATTGTTGCTCTGGAAATCACATTATGTTTAGAGTTCCTAAAACTGACGATTCCCTTTGCTCCCTTTGCTTATCTAAACTAAAATGACCTACGACGAACTCTACGAGCACATCGTAAACTATGTTGCTCTGCCTCACACAGCTATCACCAAGCATGACAAACGCCGTGCTTGTCTGATTCTTGGTGCTGTTATGGAGTTTCTCTTTGATTGCGAGATTGAGGGCACAAATCCATACACCATTGATATGACTGGTTTTATCAACGAAAAGATTGACGAATACGAGGAGGCAAAATGAGCGGCGGACACTTCACTGACAACGGATACGATTACTACAAGGTCTCACAGTTTGCTGATGAGTTGGAAGTAGAGATTGAGAATAATGGTAAGGAAAGGAATGAAGACCGCACTTATGGTTATGAATGGTATCCCAACCACGACCCTGATGTGATTGATGTTTTACGGGAGCAGATACCCAAACTGCGTAAGATGGCAGAGATTATGAAGCACATTGACTATCTTTACAGTGGTGACATTGGTGATGATAGTTTCCTGCTGCGTATGAAAGAAACGGAGGCTAAGTATGACTAACCAACAAATCCTTGAACTTGTGAGATTTCACTTTCAAGAGGGTGGGTTGAGAGACGATGGTAGTTGTTCTGAATATTTTGGAACTCCCGAAGATTTTATTGAGTTTGCCCAAGCAATTTATGAAATTGGTAATGAAAATGGTTGGGAAAGTCACCAAGAAAGTGTATACTTGAACTCCTCTTATCCTACTGATTATAACTATGACTGACGCAGAAAGACTTCAAAAATATGATGAGGAACTCTCAGCAGTCATTCCTCTTGACTTCAAAGATTGGCACCAGAACTCAAAGGATGAGAGACCCGAAGTTGCCCGTTGGGTAATTGAGAACCTGCGAAAAGACCGTGAATGGTGCTATGAGGTAATGGATAAA